TGCTTGTGGACGAAAAGCAACCGAAGAAGTGGTACAAGTCGATGAAGGCTATGATCAACGAGCCAGCGATGGCGCGTGAGATGGCGGACAGGCTGACGGCGAAGATGCAGAAGCGATTTGACATTGATGAAATCACCAGACGCAGGTTCAATTTGTACAAAAACGTGGCGAGGGATATTTCAATAAAAGAACTTCATGCTATACCTCAAGGCGAGCCAGAGCAACACGATAGCGGTGACGTGGACGGAGCGAGCGAACAGCGCGACAGTGTATCGGTTGCGGCTGACGAACTTGGCGACGCTGGAAGCCACTGACATCTACCTGAACGCGATTGACAACCTAAGCAGCTACGAAAGCCGCTACGATAAATTCGCGTTTACCTTGGGCGCGTTGACGAAGGGGCAGTATCGCTATGAGGTCACGGAGAACCCAGCAACCTACGCCGCTGGCGACTTCGTTCAGGGTGGTCTATACACATTCACGGATAGCGGCTATGCGTATATCACCGCCGCAACGGATCAGTCGACCAGCGCGCCGTGGGGATGTCAAGGTGTCAACATCGCAGGGACTGTTAACACAATTGGTGCAGGCATCGCTAACACGGCGTCTATTGTCGCGGGTTGCGCAACAGCAGGCATAGCCGCGAGGCTTGCCAATGACTTAGTGCTGAACAGTTTTAGCGACTGGTTTCTGCCGTCGCTGGAGGAACTTACCGAAGTCTATACAAACATTGCCAGTGCAGGCCTTGGTAGCTTCGTCAATCAAAGCTACTGGAGTTCGACGCAGGTAGATGCGGCGCAGGCGTATACGGTTGACATGAACAACGGCAATGCGAATCAGCATAACAAATCGCAGACAAATAGGCATACGCGTGCTATGCGTCGCTTCCTGCTACCCACGACGAACCCGCGAGTTCTTGAAACAGGCCTTGCGATGATCGAAACAACCGAAGGCAGCTTCACCAGTACAACAAACACGATCGACTACGTTTCTTATGACTAAACTCAATTTTAGCTTCATCCCACAGGCAGATTACAGGTATCCGCTGATGCTGCAAAGCAAGGCTAACGACTTGTACACGTTTGGGGAGATGAATGACTACCCATACTATATCCTCGACATTTACAAGAAAAGCGCGAAGCACAACGCCATCATCAACGGCAAGTGCAACTATATCGCCGGCAAAGGCTGGGCAGTCGATACAGATAAGACCACCGTGGCGCAGCAGGCAAAGGCGGAGGCGTTTATGGCAGACGTGAATGAAGATGACGACCTGAACGACCTGACGCAGAAGTTTGTCTTAGACCTTGAGCTGTTCAACGGCTTCGCGTTGGCGGTCACATGGAATAGGGGCGGCGGCATTGCGTTTATTGAACACGTGCCATTTGAAAAGGTGCGCGTGTCGCTTGATGACACGATGTTCCTCATCGCTGACTGGTACGATGAGCGGATGATCCGCCAGTACCCGAAGGGCGCGGAAGTTGAGCGGATGCCGAAGTTTGATCCGAATAACCGCATCGGCAAGCAGCTATTCTACTATCGGCACTACGCAGCTGGCGTCAAGCACTACCCATTGCCAAACTACCAAGGCGCACTGGCGTACATCGAGTGCGATGTTGAGATCGCCAAGTTCCATATCAGCAACATCCGCAACCAGTTCTGGGGAGGGCAGATGATCAACTTCGCCGATGGCATCCCGACGGATGAGGAGAAGCAAGAGATTGAAAGGCAGATGCGCAACAAGTTCAGCGGCGCAAACAACGCAGGGCGCTTCGTGCTGACGTTCAGCACCGGCAAGGAAAACGCGCCGACCATTCAGTCGCTGACACCAAGCGACCTTGACAAGCAGTTTGACCTGCTGAACAAGCAGATCCAAGAGGAGATTTTTGTGGCGCACAACGTCACCTCGCCGATGCTTTTCGGTATCAGAACGGAGGGGCAGTTGGGAGGTAGAAAGGAACTGTCGGAGGCGTATGAGCTGTTCAAGAACACCTACATCATGAACCGCGTTTTGATCGTCGAGCGCATGATCAACTACCTAACATCATTCAACGGCTACGAGTGCCTCTACCTTCAGCCTTTCGATCCGATCACCGAGCAACTATCCGAGCAGGCGCTGATGCAGATTTTAACGCAGGACGAACTACGCGAAAAGGCAGGCTATGAGCCACTGGCAGAGGCGACTGGCACACCAACACCAGACGCAGGTGAAACGACCGTAGAAGCGAGCGCATGCGTCAACGAGGCTATCAAGACGCTTTCAGGCAGGCAGTATCAAAACCTGATGAGGATTGTTCGCCACTACTCACAGGGCAAGGTCACGCTTGACCAAGCGCGCACGATGCTGACCGCTGGCTTCGGCCTCAACTCGGAACAGGTTGACCAGCTACTGGGCGTGAAAGAACAGGCGTTCACCGATGAAGCTGATGAGTTGGAGTTCCTTGCGCAAGTTGGCCAGCAGTTCGGCGAGGCGCGTGAAAGCTTTGAGGTGCTGCAAGAACGCGAATTGGACTTCAACGAATACGGCGAGGCGGAGTTCTTCATGCAGTTTGCCGTTTCAGATGAAGATAAGGCGCTGGATGAGAAAATCGTAAAATATAGGCGCAAGCGCGAGGATGCCACCGTCGAAGAGATGGCCAAGGAGTTCGGGGTGAGCAAGGCGCGCATCCGCAAGCGCATCCAGTACCTCCTGCAAGTTAACAAGTATCCGTTGAAGCGCGGCATAGGTGAGGCGACAAAGGAGGAGAAAGTGCCAGAGCCGATTGTCGAGGTGCGCTACCGTTACGACTGGCGACCTGAATATCGAGGGTTATCAAAGGCTGACGGCTATGATAAGAGCCGCAAGTTCTGCCAGGTAATGATGGACTTGAGCAGCGCACGCCTATACACACGCGACGACATCAACCAGCTGACGGCGCTGATGGGGTATAGCGTTTGGGAGCGCAGAGGCGGATGGCTGACACTGGAAGATGGCAGGCACCGGCCGTCGTGCCGGCATATGTGGGTGCAGCAGTTGGTGATCAAAAAAGGTACACAAGTTGAAAGAATCGTCGAATGAGCAAGGCACTATTCATATCCGAAAACACGCTGATCGAAAATTCGGTCATTAGCGAAAACGTAAGCTATACGCAGCTACGTCCCACGATTGTCAAGGTGCAGGAGATGCACATTCAGCCAGCGGTTGGATCGGCGCTATACGCAGAACTCGTGACGCAGGTCATTGCAGGCACTTTATCGGCAAACAACACCACGCTGATGCAGACCTACATTCAGCCTGCAATCATTCAGTGGATGTACTTTGAACTTCCGATGGTGCTGGCGTTTAAGTTTATGAACAAGGGCATGGATCGGCGCAGCAGCACGGAGTCGTCGCCAATGAGTGAGCGTGAGATGACGCGCCTGATGGACAAAAGCCGCGATGATGCGGAGTGGTACACCGAGCGCATCACGCGCTACCTGCAAGAGAACCACACGCTGTTTCCGCTGTTCGACAACCCGCCAGTTGCTATTGACACGATCTACCCGGCCAACAGTGCGTATCAGACAGGGATGGTGCTTGGTCGCAGGGGGAGGTATCGCGATCCGCTGGACTACCCGGAAAACAGACGCAACTACTTTTAATGGCGCACAGCAAGAACGTAAACAAACTAAAGCAATTCTATGAGCAGTTGGGTAACGATCAAAAACGACCTGATAGCCTTCGCGGAGTCGCACCTTCAGCTGAACGCGGTGGGGTTCGGCGATCCGCTGGCGATCGGCACGGACAACGTGATCAACCTGCGGACAACCGACAGGGATAGGGTCATCTACCCGCTTTTGTTCGTCGATGCGCAGAGCGCGTCAATGCCCATTGGTGCGACCAACCTAACCGTCAGCGTGCTTGTGATGGATCGCGTTGCAGACCTTCGCGGTGTGGATGCGACGATAAGTGGCAGCGTCGTATACCGGTGGACTGACAACGAGGACGAGGTGCTAAGCGACACTCTGCGCATCATGCAGGACTTCGTCGCCGAGTTCACCGATGATCCTGATCGCGACTACACGATCACAGGCGCGGTGAGTGCTACGCGCTTTGTCGAGGCAAGGGATGACAAGGTCGCAGGATGGCAGGCAACGGTCGTTTTTGAGTTACCATTCAGCAGAAACGTCTGCCAAATACCGACGAGTTAAAACACGATTGAAGAATTGCATAGAATTAGGCAAAACGATATTTACAACTAAAGAAAAGACAATGAATTTAGGACAACAACTTGACGCGTTACTTGGGCGCGGAGTCGTCATGGAGTGCGTCACCGGCGCAGTCACTGGCAAGACGTATGATGCGCTCATCGTCAACGCATCGTGCAGTTTCACGACATTGACTGGTGAAGGTGGCACAAACCTATTGACAACGCTGGGACTTTCAGGTGTTACGGTGATGACAGGCATGATCATTTGCGGCAACGGAGGGCAGCGCATAACGGCGGTGACGCCGTCAGGAGGCAACGTCTTTGCATACACCTTTCAGTCGGTAACCGTCGTAAGCGCGGTCTAATGGCGTTGGGGTTGGGTTATGGCTTGCCGTTTGCGGTGCAGCGGCCTGTTGAAGGTTTTGCGAACAGCATCGCGAGCAGCACAGCAAGGGCGATTGTGTCGGGGGCAACGCAGGAGCAGGCAGGTGGCTGCTTGACAGGGCGTGCGCTTACCGTTATGCAGACCGTTCAGCCGCAACCTTCGCTGCTTATTGTGCCGCAGTTGTACAAGGCAGGTGCGCTTTATCCGCAGCTGCCGACATCCGCGTCAGGCGACTTCACCGTTACGAGGGCGACGACGGCAACGCGTGTCAACAGCAGCGGTTTGATTGAATCGGTCGCATCGGGAGTGCCTCGTATTGACTGGCTGGGTCAGTCTTGCCCTGCGCTGTTGGTGGAGCCGAGTGGGTCAAACGGCATCCGCAATAATTCAATGGTTGGGGCAAATGTCAGTACAAACGCGCTGCCGACAAATTGGCTCACAACATTAAATGGATTATCACGTCAAATTATTGCTATCGGAACGGAAAGTGGAATCGATTATATTGATGTTAAACTTTCTGGCACGGCAAACAACACGGTGGCAACTATAGCACCAGAATCATCTACTCAAATTGTTGCGGCATCAGGTCAGACTTGGACAAATAGTGTATATATCAAAATAATAAGTCAACCATCGCCTCCATCCTCTTATTCTTTAGCGTTTAGGGAAGGTACATCAGGAGGTAGTTTTGTAAATTCTGGCTCAAGTGCTATAACACCAACAACGACATTACAGCGTTTGTCTGCGACCAGAACGCTTACTGGTGCAACAACGGAGAGAGTACAACCTCAGATAAATTTTGCATTAGTCAGCGGCTCAACCTATGACTTTACGGTTCGCATCGGTTGGCCACAAATGGAGCAGAGTTCGGTCGCTACTTCACCCATCCCCACGACCACAGGTTCAGCAAGCCGCAACGCAGACCAAATCGTAGCATCGGGTGCGCTGGTCAGCGGGTTGATTGGGCAGACGGAGGGGACGATTTATGCGGAGGTGGATTTAAGAAACTGGATAGCAAGTGGACGTATATTAACCTGTTCAAACGGAACGAGCGACGAGCGGATTATGATACAGGTAGGCGCAAATCGCACGTTGCAGGCAGTAGTGACAACGGCAAGTGCCGATGTTGTTGATATAAGCACAGCGTCAGGGCAGGTCAATGGTGTTTACAAGTGTGCATTGACTTATGCGAGTGGCGATTTCGCCTTTTACGTCAACGGCACACAAATTGGCACTGATAGTAGCGGTGGAGTGCCTGCATCGACTTCCGTGTTTTTAGGCAAAATTGGAACGAGCGCCTCAACGAATTTCCTCAACGACCGCATACGCGCCGCCGCACTCTACACCACGCGGCTATCTAACGCACAACTTGCCGAATTAACCCGACTATAAATGCCGACCTTCCGCAAATACGCCTTTTCCAATGAAGCGACATTCACCGCGCTACCAGTGCCGCAAGGCTTCGCAGTGCCGCTTGGCATCATCGAGGGCGCTTATTGCGTCGACATCCTTTGGGATGCAGAGCCACATAGCGACTACCTGCCTTACGAGTGCTGGCCTCCGCCAATAGGCGTGCATACCTTCCTCGGCTGGGATGAGCAGTACACGAAAGATTACAACGCAAACAAATGATAGACTTCCTCAAATCAATCGGCATCAACATCGGATTGACCATCGCAGGTTTCGCAGGTGCGCTCCTGCTCGCTCCTCGTATGAAGAACTGGAAGATGCAGCTAATCGCAGTCCTTTCCGGCACACTCTCCGCAACCTACATCGCGCCTGTCATCATCGGCATCCTCAATATACAAGCACCGAACATCGAGTACGGCCTCGCCTTCATCGTCGGATTTTCAGGTGTCAAGATTACAGAAGTATTAGAACATCGTATTTTGCGGCTTCTAAAGTCGACACCACCAAACCAATAATATGAAGATAACCCGACGCGCAGCCAACGTCCACACGATTGACTGCGAGGGGAAGGAGGCGGAGTTTCTGCTCATCAGCGACCTGCACTGGGACAATCCGAAGTGCGATCGCGATCTACTAAAAAGCCACCTCGACGAAGCCGTGCGCCGCAACGCCAAGGTCATCATGAACGGCGACACGTTCTGCCTGATGCAAGGCAGAGGCGATCCACGCAGAGGCAAGGATGATATACGACCTGAACACAACAAGGGCAACTACCTGCAAGCCGTAGTGAACGATGCTGTGCAGTGGTTCAAACCATACGCCAAGCACATCGCGCTGATTGGCTATGGCAACCACGAAACGAGCGTCATCCGCAATGTAGAATTTGACGCGCTGCAGATGTTCGTCATGCTCTTGAACCACGAGTGCGGCACTGACGTCCAACTCGGCGGCTACGGCGGCGCGATACTGTTTGGCTTTGCCCATTCACCGAACACCAACCACTACACACGCTTTGCCATGCACTACTTTCACGGATCAGGAGGAGGAGGCGTAGTGACCAAGGGTGTCATCCAAGACCAGCGGATCATGGCGATGGTTGAAGGCTACGACTGCACATGGCAAGGTCACGTCCACGAGCTGTACCACCACATCAACGTCATCAGCTACCTCAACCGAACCAACTACATGATGAGGCAGCGGCCACTGCATCAGATCAGGACTGCGACGTACAAGGAGGAATATGCAGGCGGAGTGGGTGGCTTCCACGTCGAGAGGGGCAGGCCGCCGAAGCCGCTCGGCGGTTACTGGATGAAGTTGAGCCTTGTTAAGATTGTAAATGAGAAAATAGAAACCCGCGTTATTGATGCGACGTTTACGACGACCAGTACCCGATAGGGGGCAAGTGAGGGCAATATGCGGCCTTATGTACCTAATAGGGTACAAAATGGCGGCAAATGATATTTAATTTTGCAACCTAATCAGGTCAAATGCGAAACATCAAGTACCTCGTCGTCCACTGCACGGCGACACCTCAATCAACGACGATTGATTCAATCCAAAACTACTGGCGGACCAATCTGAAATGGAAGTCACCGGGCTATCATAAGATCGTAAAAGCCAATGGAGAAGTAATTACCTTGGCTGATGATGAAGCCATCTGCAACGGCGTTGCTGGCTACAATTCGCTTAGCCTCCACGCCAGCTACATCGGCGGCGTTGATAGCAGAGGCAACCCGGTAGACAATCGCACGCAAGGGCAAAAAGATGCGTTGTCACAGGTCTTGCACCAATGGCGCGCCAAGTACCCAGCGGCCAAGATCCTCGGCCACCGTGACTTCCCAAAGGTAGCCAAAGCCTGCCCATCCTTCAATGCTGCACAGGAGTACGCTCATATTTAGCCTGCTGCTTGTTAGCTGCTGCCGAAAACCTGCGGAGGTGATCCGCACAAGTGCTGTCGTCCACACTGATCGGCAAGTCGTGACCGCTGGCAGCTTGACGGAGTTGACGCTTCCTGACCTGTGCGACAGTGCCGGGTTGATACGCCGCTTCACTTTGCGCGACAGTGCTAAAACAAGCGTTCTAAGCGTCGCAAATTCAGGCAGTGGCATTGTCATCCGTCTGCGCAGAGATACTGTCATAGAACGCTTAATAATGCGCGATACGACAATAGTAGAGCGCACCGTTGTAGTTCAGCCGAAGAAGCGCAAAAGCAGGTGGCCGATACTGCTTGTCGGGGCGATTTTGGGACTGCTCGCCAGCGTCGTTTTGTTCGCTCGGTTGAGGTAAGTGCGGAAAATCAAGGCTTGGAAATCGGGGGCGTTGGACAAGTTTTGTCCAAAAGTGCCCCTACGCGCTGGAAACGCAGAAAAAAAAATAAAAAAACATTTGGAACGTATATATATATGTATGTATATTTGCATATACCAAAACGGGAAAAAACACATACCATGGAAACAACACAAATTATCGAAATCAAAAGACTCTTTAATCTTGCTGAGGATGCATTGGCAAAAGTCGAATTCAACCACAATGGAACAAAAGTATTGAATCCAGCCCAACAAGGCGTTTACACGCGCTACTGCGGTAGGGCGTTTAAGTTGAAAGGAGATTTAACCTACCGTGAGATGGCTGCGATACACAGAGAAGTTATCGACGAAAGACGCTAAATAGCATACTAACCCACCAAGGGGCGCGACTTGACAACGCGCATTCTTTTAACCCTCTAAACCCAAACCCAATGCAACACGACATCATCGCTCACACACCCATCACCCTTGACAACGGCAATATCGTTGAGGCCTACATCC